ATTCTGAAGTGCGCGAATCAGCATTTTAGAATTACTCCTCAGGAGACCGCAATTAACCGATGCGATATACGGGCGCGGCACAGCCGCACGATTGACTATTGGTGCCTAGATCATTGTATATGTGGAAAGCAATAGCCCCCTTACGTGTGAGGCACAAATGGCGCCGCCAAAGAAGTATGAGAAGATCGACTTTACGCCCCCGCAGGGTGTGCGCGAGGCGGCAAAGCGTGGCCTTGAACAGCGCCGTAAATATGGGCGTAGCGGTCTTACGACTTCAGAAGCTGGTAAGCAAGGTATTGGCTCTGGCGTGGCCCGTGCTGCCACCTTGGCCGCAGGCAAGGACATTTCGCCTGAGACGGCCAAGCGCATGAAGGCGTTCTTTGACCGTCATGGCGACGCACCGCAGGCCAAGCCTGCCGATGGAGGCCCAAGTGCGCGAGCCATCGCCATCAACTTGTGGGGCGGGCGTGCGGGCGAGGCGTGGTCAGGTAAGTTGGTGCGGCAGATGAAATCCGCTGATGAGAAGGCGAAGAAGTGATGGACAAACCACTTTGGGAAAAGAAGAATCCGCGTAAGCGGTCTACGCCGCTAAGTCCGCAGGACAAGGCATCTGCCAAGCGTCGTGCCCAGAAGGCGGGCCGTCCTTATCCCAATGCGGTAGACAATATCGCTCAGGCACAGCGCGCCAAAAAGCGCAATTAAGCGGCGGACTTGCTCGGCACCACACGCTCCAAGAACTCGTGAGACTTGGTGGCGAGGGAAGCTGCCCGACTGTCACCAATGAAGTAGAACTTCCCTGGTGACGCTTTGGCTTTGCGCGCCACGGATAGCGCACTTGGCAGAAGGTCTGCCTTAGTGAACCACTTCTTGCCGTCTACCCTGCCTTGGTCATCAAGGGTGGGGCCAGAAGCGTTACCAGCAGGTTCTTCTACGGTTGGCGCATAATAATCTTCACTCTCACGCCAACCAAAGGGGGCGCCCGCAATGTGGATACGCTTGGCGCCCATCCATTCCGCTAATGCGATGGCGCGGTTTACGACCGTGTATCCTCCACTTGCGACGCTTTCGTAGTTGCAATTTTGCGGGAAGAACTTCGCATAGATTTCCATTTCGCACAGATTCTCAGTCGCAGCACCGCAAGCAGAATGGAAAACAACCACATTGGCCCCACCTTTTAGAAGATAATCAAACATTCTCGGGTGGCATGAAGAAGCAACAAAGTATGTCACTCTTGGGTCGAGCGGCGTCTTTTTGATCTGCTTTTCACTAGGGTCCATAGCAACTGAAAAATCAGGGATAATGTCGTATTCTGGGAGAATACGAATAGCCTGCTTGACCGCAAAAATCATGTAGCCTAAGCCCTGTAGTCGCTTGATCTCACGAAGCGACTGCGCCTTCACCAAGGAAGGCGCAGTCCCGCAGATCACAACGCCTTTCTCCTTCGAAAGTGCATCTTTTGCAACGAAAGGCAGGTTTAGGCTTGCAGCATACTCAATGTTCATCGGCAGAAAGCCGATTTCTGGGTTGACTAGCTTCAGAAAGTTAGATTGCGACATGGCTGCCTAGGATTAGGTTGCTCCGCCCTGCGCGGATGCTTCTTCTGCGGCTTTATCTGCCCGCATCTGCGGCGCCTTGTCAATGATGTTCTTGACATCCATCGGGCCATAAGTCGAAGGAAGCATTTCACCTTCAAACAGCATACGGTAGTATGTCTCATCATCAATGTTGCCCGCTGCATGGGCGCGGTCAAGTTGCAACCAAGTGCGGTATTCAAGCGCCGCATCAACGAAGTCACGGTTCAGTTTGACTTCAACGCCTTGCGGGTTGCGGCCATTCCAGCGAACCCAAATCTTGAGAAGTTCCGTCAGGCCCTTCTCGGCGCTGTCCACAATTTCATAAAGCAGGGACGATTCGCCCTTGCTCCGCATCTCTGCCACTTGGCTTGACTCGCCCGCCGTGTTCTTACGGTCGGCCACAAGACGCGCGCCAAGGCTCGCCATCTGGGCTTCGAGTTGGGTGCAAGCGGATTCAAGATACTTCAGACCTTCGCCACGATATTCCAAAATACCGCAAGAGTTGGGCTGATCAACCAACCATACCGTGTTGGGGCCTACGCGATATTCGGGCAATTCATCGCCTAGATTGGGTGCAATCGCCCAATAAGTCGGAGTGGCCGTGTAAAATTGGCCATGCGCCAACTGCGCGCTGCGCTGGAAATGAAGGACGTTCAACTCAGCGATATCAAGAACAGGCGACCGTTGCACTTTCATACCCGTTTTCATGGGGCCAAAGCAGATGAAAGGCATCTCGCCTCGGAAGAAGCCACTGTCCGCCAACATGGGTGCCACTTCGCTGCCCGGCTGATAGGACGTGCTATTATCTTTGCCCTTGACAGGGAACCAAAGGCGTTGACGGTAAATGCCATCTTCATCAAGGTAGAGTTCACGATAGACTGTGACTTCTTCTGAGCCAAAACCCGATTGGCTGTCCACCAGAAGGTCTTCCTTCAGCACGATCTGATTGGCAATCAGGCGCCCATTGTTATCGCGCATATTGCGCCAATTGGTGATATTCTCCGCCATGTAAGTAGTGAAGTAGGGCGTGCCCCCATTGGTCGGCGCGTCCACCAATGCGCCTACGCGGCCCATGCTTAAGATTTCGCGAACGATGGCGCGGGCAAAGACCGTGAAAGGCTGATTGTCAACGGTGCAGGTCTCAAGTTGCGGGCGCAGAACTTCAGCGCCGTTCAAAATGATCTCAGGCTCCTTGCGGAAAATCATGCCGACAAGGCCGTTCAGGGTGCGAGCCGTGGCGTTGAAGAACTGAGCGCGCTTCTTGTATGCCTCATATTCGCCCCAACCCATGCCAGAAAGCTGGGGCAGATACTTGGTGCCGCCTTCGCGAATGGCCTTGGCGCCCTTGAGAACGTCTCGGATCATCTGCCAGTCGTCTTGGTTGGCGCTGTATTCCGCTGCGAGGTCGGTGACTGGCATTGAAAAATTCCTGAATACGAAAACAAACGCCTTCGAGAAGGGTTAAGCGACCATGTAGTTAAAAGTCAATGCAGCCTTGACTTTAACACACGCAGGCGAGGATAAACAACGTTAGTAACGTTTTTTGGGAAGAATCTAATCATGTCAAGCGACAAGGCCGAAAAAGTGACGCCTATTCGCCCCGATGTGAAGGTGCAGCGCAAGCAAAAAGCGCGCAAGTGGAAGTCTGGCGCAAATTGGGACGTTATTGAGCATTACTATAGGATTGGCTGGGCGCTGAGCGACTTGGCACGTCTGCCAGAAGCCAAAGGCGTAACGTCACAGGCCATTTCTAACCGGATAAGGCGTTACAACTGGACGCGAAATTTAGAGCCTCGCGTAGCTGATGCGGCCCGTGCCATGATGGTTATGGGTATGGACGATACAGGCAAGCCGTCGCCTGAGGCGCTGTCCCTTCTGCGGGGCAACAAGGCACGCGAAGATGAAGTGGTTCTGTCCTCCGCCGCGCAGATCGCGGAGCGCCTGACCACGACACGCAAGCGGTCAAAGCGCCTGGATAGCATTATTGACCGTATCTCCAATCTGCTTGAGACTGAAATCGAGTATCTGGAGGCGGAAGCCGAAACCCGCGAGAACCCTGACCGTGTTCGCGTGGAACTCAACCGCCTCACCAAGTCGATTGGCCAGCTTGTCACGGCAGTCTCCAAGGCCAATGAGGAGGAGCGCAATGTCCATGACCTACGTCGCCTCATGAAGCCCAAGGAAGAAATCAAGCCGATGATCGTGAAGAAGCGGGCGGTGCTTGACTCTGAGGATGTATCTGAAGGCGACGAATGAACGCGATTAATAAACTGACGTGGGAGCCTGATCCTATTTTAGCGGATCGGGCGACAAGCAACCTCGGCCTCATGCCCTGGCAGGCGCATGTCTATCTGCACCCCTGCCGCTATCGTGTGGTTGTGGCGGGGCGGCGAAGCGGCAAGTCGTTCCTCAGCAAGCACGAACTTTACCGCGCCGCCAATACGGTCTCCAAAGGTCTTGTGGTCTATATCGCGCCGACCTTGAAGATGGCCAAGCAGATCATGTGGCGCGAGTTGATGGATAGCGTGCCGCCTGAAATGATTGCGGAAATCAACCGCAGCGACATGTCAATTGTCTTGAAGAACACCGGCACGATGATCCGCCTCTTTGGCGCTGAAGTGCCTGACCGCCTGCGTGGCCTGTCGATTTCTTTTGCTATTTTTGACGAAGCGGCTGACATTACTGAAGTGATGTGGACGAAGATCGTCCGCCCTGCCTTGGCTGACCAACAGGGCGACGCTTTGTTCCTTGGCACCCCTAAAGTCAGCGCCGGTAGCAAGTGGTTCTACGAAGCCTATTGCGATGGCTTGGACCCTGGCAAGAAAAATTGGTATAGCTACACCATCAAGACGGTGGATGCCGGGATTGTGCCCGCTTCGGAAATCGAAGAAGCGCGGCAGACGATGAACCCCTATGAGTTCAGGACTGAGTTCGAGGCGTCCTTCGAGTCCCCCACCGGCAAGGTCTATCAGCCGTTCCAACGCAGCACGCATGTTGTTTCGCATATTGACGATGACGGGCGTTGTAATTTGCATTTGGGCTTGGACTTCAACCGCTTTCCCATGTCCGGTATCGTTTTGGTGAAGTTTCTCAATGCTGAGGGCGAGGAGTGCTTTTGCGCCGTTGACGAAATATTATTGCCAAACGCTACCATCCAACGCTATGCGGACCTGCTTTCGGAAAGGTTTAAAGGCAGGAATATTACAATCTATCCTGACGCCTCGGGTAATCAGCAGCATACCTCTGCGGGCGGCAACACGAACCATAGCGTGCTGCGGGGCATGGGCTT